TCAGGAAACCTCCTTTTTCGACTTCACCGGTTCGGGAATAGTCCGGGACATCGCTGCGTCCTGGGCGCGGCGGATGTCGTCATCGAGGACGTGGGCGTAGCGCAGCGTCGTTTTCAGATTGCGGTGGCTCAGCACCTTCGCGGTGGTCGCGAGGTTCTGGGTTGCGCGCAGGATCCGGGTGGCGGCGGTGTGGCGCAGATCGTGGAAGCGGAAGCCTGCGAGATCGGCGGCGGCGCGGGCCTCGTCCCAGCGGGTACGCAGGGTGGTCACCGTGAAGGGATAGCGCTCGCCCGCGCGGCGGCCCGGCTTGTTGCCCACACCCCTCTTCGCCTTCCGGCAAACGTAAGTGAACACGAACGGCCCAGCCTTGGGCTGGTTCGCGATCAGCGCCACCAGTGCGCCGTTCAATGGGCGCACCACCACGTCGCCACCCTTGATCCTGGTGCGCGCTTCAGCCTGGGCGAGGTCGATGTCGCTCCACCGCAATCCGATCACCTCGGCCCGGCGCCAGCCCGAGATCAGCGCGAAGCGCACCACATCGCGCGCGTCTTCGGGGATGGCGGCGAAGACCTTGGCTTCCTGATCGCCGGAGAGTTCGACCGGCGGGGCGGCAGGGACGCGCAGGTAAAGCGCCTTCCAGTCGGGCATCTGGCCGATCGCATACTTGGCGCGCTCGGCACAGCGCCAGACGGCGCGGGCGACATCGATCTCGCGGTTGACGCTGGCGTTCGAGCGACCGTTCCGGCGCTTGGCGAAGTGCAGCTGCAGATCGCGCTGGGTGATCGCGGCGAGCTGGGTCTGGCGCTTGAGGCCCTTGGTCAGCGCGGCGAGCATGTATTCGGTGGTCTTCCAGCTGGCGGTCAGCTCGGCGCGTTCGGCGTAAAGGCCGGCGGCTTCGTCAAGCGTGATCGGGTGCTGCTGGCCTGCCGGGTTGGCAAGATCGTGGCGGTAGCGGCGCTCGAACGCCTCGGCCTCGCGCTTGCTGGTGCAGCCGGTGGACTGATGATGGCGCGTCCCACGAAACTGGAAGTCCATGTGAAAGAACGGGGACTTCGCAGGCTTGTAGACGGTCATCTGTTGCCCCGCTGGGAGAAGGGAATCACCGCGCCGGGCCGCCGTGGCGCGGGGCTGGCAGATCGGCGCGGCGCAGAAGGTGCCGCGCATTGCCGCTGCCTGTCAATGAAGTCGGCCAGATCCTGCTCCGTGTAGCAGATGGTCTTCCCGATCTTGACGAAATGCAGCTGCCCCTGCTGCCGGGCGCGGCGGAGGGTTTTGGTACAGGTGTGGAGGCGCGTGGCGGCCTCGGGCTCGGGGATCAGCGTGGGGCAGCCGGTGGTCATGCCTGCCCCCATTCCGCGCCATCATCCAGCACAGCGTCGATCATATCTTCGTCAACGACCGTCTGGATGATCGCGCGCACCAGATGGCTGACAGAGCGGCCACGCTTCGCGGCGTGCGGGCCGAGCTTGTCGAACAGTTCGACCGGAAGCAAAACTGCGCGACCGGGGTGTTCGGGCGAGGCGGCGCGGCGCTGCGAGCGGGCGGCGCTGGCCTCAAGGGCGGTCACGGTTTCCGGCTTTATGCCAATCAGGCTTGCGATCTCGCGCGTGGTGGCGCCCGCCCTGCGATAGGCGAGAACGGCGGCGGTGCGGCTCGGGTAGCCGAGGCATGACTTTGCGCCGCTCACCACTCCGGCTCCTTGTTGGCCAGCTCGAGCAGCACGTCGGCGTGGCAGGGTGCGTCAAGGTTGCAGTGGCAGGCGAGGTTCATGCCCTTGATGCGGCGCAGCGAGGTAACGGCGATGGCCTTGTGGATGCCGTCCTCTCCAGCGAGCAGCTTCTCGACGTCGGCGCGGAACTTGGCGACGCATTCGGCGGCGGTGCCGTCACGGCCAACGCGAAAGGGGTTGCCGTAAATGCCCGGACGGGTGACCGCGCGGGCGGGCAAGCCGTTGATGGCGCGGCTGACGTCCTGCAGCCGGAAGCCGCGGGCGCGAGAGAGACGGATGCGCTGGGGCTTCATTCTTCCTCCTCGGATGCCTCATCGGCGGGGTCAGCCTCGGCGATTGCCTTGCGGGCGTTGGCCGCCCAGCGCAGGAGCAGGTGCTCGCCCTTGTCGTGGGTGCAGCTGGCGGTCACCCCGCCGAGGCGGAACGTGTAGGTCAGCCCGTCGATCAGAGACGCGCCTGCGCTGATCAGCGCCTCGCGGGTTTCGGCGGTGCGGGTGTCCCAGGCGTCGGCGTCGTTCACCGCGCAGATGATCGCGAGCCCGGCCTCGAGCTTCTGGCGGCGGGCGGGAGTCATTGCCCGGCCGCCTGTTCGATGGTCAGGGTCGGATCGCTCTTGCGATCGAGGTGGATCGTGATCGCGGCGATCGTGTTCCAGTCCGGCCCGCGCTCGACGATGTCGTGCAGCTCGGACAATTCCTCGATGCCGTGTTCGACATCGACAGAACCGAGCGCCGCGCTGCGGTAGTAGATCGTGGCCTTCCAGCGGGCAGTGGCCGGTTCTGGACGGGCGAGAACCGGCGCGCTCACAGCCCCACCCTTTCGAGCAGGCGCTGCCACCAGCTGGGCTGGTGCATCGGGCGCAGGCGGCCGTAGTAGTGCAGGCGCTGGGCGTCGTTCATGACGGGGCGCGGGTGGATGCGTTCTCCGGGTTTCACTGGGTGATCCTCCAAAGCACGGCGCCGAGCGCCGGGATGAACATGAAGCCGGTGATCCCGGCGGTGATGAGTTGCGCGACGATCTTCATCGCGGGCCTGCCATCGGCGTTTTTGCCGCTTCCCAGACGGAGGGGCATTCGGGCGCGACGGTCAGCGAGCGCGCACCGATGATGGCCAGCGACCAGAAGCCGACGCAGAACAGGCCGAGCGTGCCCCAGACGATGCGGCGCAGGGTGTCGGCGCTCATTGCAGGCCCTGCCTGTGCTGCGGCCCGGGCGTGCGATCATACTGCTCGATGCTCAACAGCAGGCGAACGCACATTGCTGCGGTTTGGATGGCCTCATCACGAACGCCGAGCAGCGTTTCCTTGTGCGGCTCGTAGGTCACCTGCAGGCACGCCTTGGCGAGTTCGCCCGCCTCTTCGCTGACTACGTTGCCCGCATCGATCAGGCGCGTGGGCCATGTCGGAAACTTGGTGACAGCGTTGGCGATCTCCTCGCGGATCTCGTCGAGGATCGCATCGATCTTGGGCGTCTTGTTGATGCCGCCTTGAAGCCAGCGACCATTCGCTGCGCACGCAACGAGCAGCTGCTCAAGTGCGTGCTCGTACCTCCGGCGCACTTGCGGATAGTCATCATCGACAATGGGCGTCAGATTGAGCGCCCGGAGCGCTTTGGCGAAAGCATCGGCAGCGTCGAATTCTTTCGTCTGCAGTTCCATGCGGTTGTCGATGCTCATGCCGCTTCCCTCCCTTCAAAGCTGGCAGGCGTGGTCACCGGCGGAGCGCCGAGGACATTTGCCAGATGGGTGAGGTCAAGCGCGCGCTGGATCAGGCGCTGGTCATTGCTGCCTTCTGCCTTGGCGCGGGCGATATCGCGGGCGCGGGCAAGTTCACCCTTCCATGCGTGATCGTGGGCGATGTGATCGGCGCGGGGCAGGAACTTGCGGCGGTGGGGGAAGAACGCCTCGATCTCGATGGCGGCGCAGATTTCCCGCGGGAGATCGCGGCCGACACCAGCGGCCAGCGCAATGGCAGTCCAGAGGGTCAGGTTCTCGTTTGCCGGATCGCCGGGCCAATCAGCAGCGCCTTCGCGCCTTGCCTTCAGCCAGCTGGCGCGGCGGCGGGTGAATTCGACCAGCGCAATGGCGCGGATGCTGGGGGAATGCGTCATGGTTTCCTCCTTCGTGATGAAGGCGGAAATAAATGACGGAAATATCCTCTGTCAACACTTAATGACGGATATGTCCGTCATTCGTGTGGCGGATGGGTCACAGGAACAATTCGGCCTGGCGTAGGATCCGGTGATAGCGGGCCACGCGGGCGCGCGGGACGGTGAAGGTGGCAGGCGGGTTGAACTGTTCCAGGATCAGCTCTTTCGCGGTGGCGCGGACGAGCCTTTTGACCAGCACGCTGACGACATCATCATCCTGTCCGCTGTTGAGCTGCACCAGCACGTAATCGCCCGGGCCTGCCGGACGCCGCGGATCGACGAAGCCGACATCGCCCGGCTCAAAGCGAGGCAACATGCTCTCGCCATGGAAGTAGATGGCATAGACATCGCGGGCGCCAGCCAACGCCGGAGGACGCGCGATCATGCGCACGGTGTGATCGGCATCGAAGCTGCAGCGCTCGATCTCGAGCATATTTCCGCTTTGGTCCTCGAAACTTATGGTCGCGCAGTCGCCGGTACCGACCAGCGGCACAGGTGGCAAGTCCGGCGCAGGGCCGCGCCATGATACCGGGCCATCGAGGACGGTCACCTCACTGCGGATGGGCTCACGCTGGTTGCTGTCGCCCGTCAGCCAATCGACGCTGACTTCGAGCTCGCGCGCGAGGGCAGCAAGGCGCGAGGCGGCGGGCACCCCGCCCTTCCCGCTCAGCAGCTGCGACACATAGGAGTGGTTGGCCTTGATCAGGCCACTCAAGGTGCGTGCGGTGATCCCCTTGCGGTCGATAGCTTCGGCGAGGCGGACGCGCAGGATTTCGGCTGCTTCTGACATGTGCAGAAGATCGCAGGAAATGCCCGCCAGTGGAACGAAGGTAATTTCCGCTTGACTGGCGACGGATATCTCCGTCATATCCGGCAGCGATGACACAGCCACCCCTCCCCCTGACCGAGCTGCTCTGTTCGGTCGCCGCCATCTGGGCCGAGAAGTCGGACGCCAGCCTCGCGCGGCTTGGCCGACTGGTCAAGAACGACACACGCTTCTTCGCGCGGTTCGAGAACGCCCGGGTTTCGACCACGACGGCCACGCTTGAGGAGTTCGCCGCTTTCTTCGGCGATGCGGGCAACTGGCCCGATGGCGCTGTCCCGCAGGAGGCGGTCGATCTGGTTCACAGGGTTGGTGTTACCACGCAGGAGGCGCAGGATCGTGCGGCCTGACGCCCCATCTAAGCATTATCTGGCCGACCGGCTTGCCAACGTGCTGCGCCGGTTCGAGCATGAGGGCGGTGCGCTGGAAGCTCTGGCCCGCGCCGTTGGCGAGACGCCGCGCGACCTGCGGCGCTGGGCCGACGGTGTCACCCTGCCCGGCCATGTACTCTGTGCGCTTCTGGGCGAGCTGCCCCGCCATCTGGCCGACGAGCTGATCCGCCCGACCGGACTGCGCCTGATCGCCATCGATCACGACGACAGCGCCAATGCGCTGATGGTTGCAGCGAAGCTCAACACGCTCGCGGGCACGATTGCCGAGGCCGCTGCTGATGGCCGCATCGATCACCGCGAGCGCGCGGCGATCGGCCAGCTGGCGCAGGCCACGATCACCGAATTGCAGCCTTTGGCAGGAGAGTGACGATGCTCGACGGATATTCGGACCGGATGTTGCGCGCGCCGCGCTTTGTTCGGGAAGGCAACCGCTTGATCCCGATTGAGGCGCTGGTGCGCTGCAAGCCGCCGGTGGTGGAAGAGGCCGCCAAGCGCGACGAGGATCCGCGTTGATGCTGTGCCGGGCGGGGGACATCATGCGCTTTGCCGAAAGCGCGAAGCCGGGAACGCAGGCAACCTATGGCCGCGGCGAACGCCCGCCGGTCGAGCTGGTGCAGGCGATGCGGCCGCTGGTCGATGCGGGTGTGCTGCATCCCAAGCGCAAGCGCGAAGGGAGCGAGTTCCTGTTCCTGGTCGAGCGCGGATCGGCCCCAATGTCCGCCGCCGACCAACGCCGTGCTGCGCGGGGTTACGCGAGGCGCAAAGTGGTGCGGCGGTCGAGCCTGTCCCTCATTTTGCAATGCCTCACACTTGCGGCGGTGAGTGATCGCCCTGCCCCCAGCAATGATGAGCTGGCGAAGCGCTGTGGCCTCTCGGGCAAGGATTCCGCCCGTTACCGCGTCGGCCTGCTGATCCGTCAGGGCAAGATTTCCGTCGAGGACTGCGGCCCGAATGCGCCGCGGGTGGTGACGATCCTGACCGGCAGGCACGCCGGGAAATCAACGAGGAGGGTGTAACGATGGCTCGTCCTGACCCCTATCTGCCGTGGCCGGGCGATCCGCGCCGGTTTTACGCGGTGGCCATGCCGAACGGGGACGCGAAACTTGGCATCGAGGGCCATCTGGTGTTTGTGCAGGAGCGCCGCGAGGGCCTGAAAGAGCCGGGTAACATTTTCACGCGGGCCGAGGCTGAGGCGCTGCATGCCGAGCTTGGCCGCGCTTTGCGGGCGTTCGATCTGGCCAAGGAATTGGCGGTCGAGGTTGCGATTGAAGTCGGTTCGGCCGACTGTCCGACCGCTTACACCGGACCCTATCCGATCCGGGGCGCTACGCTGGCTGATGTCGGCTTCATAGCTGCCGACGATGTCCGGAGTGCAGCGTAATGAACGCGGACAAGGCGGCGCACGGCAATCGCCACGACTGGGGCGTTCTCGATCCGAAGCTCAAGGCGATGGTCGCCGCGCGGCGTTCTCAGCGGCAGATCGCCGCCGAACTTGGCGTCGGGCATGAAACGGTGCGCGATCGGATGCGCAAGCTAGGGCTGGCGGCCAAGGGTTGCGGCGCTGGGCGGGCTGGCAAGGCGTTCTCGCGCGAGGCGATGCTGTCGCCGCGCGGGAAGCTGCCGGTGATGCAGTTCTGCCTGCCTGACCAGCTCGAGGTTGATCCCAGTTACCAACGGTCGATCGAGAACCCGGAAAGTCAGGCGCTGATCGCGCAGATCGCGCTGAACTGGCACTGGGGCCGCGCGCAGCTGCTGACCGTGTCGCGTCGCGATGGCCGGCTGTTCGTGGTGGACGGGCAGCACCGGCTCGCCGCGGCCAAGCTTCGCGGCGATATCCAGCAGCTGCCGTGCCTGATCGAGGAATACACCGACGTCGCCGAGGAGGCGGCGCTGTTCAATGATCTGAACGATCGCCGACGTCCGGTATCGGCGCTGGACAAGTTTCGCGCGGCCGTGGTGGCAGGGGATGCAGATTGCATCGCGATCGGCGCAGCCATGGAGCGCGCCGGGCTGATGCTCGCCCCGCACTCGAACACGCTGTTCTGGAAACCCGGGCAGCTGGCCAATATCGGCGGGATCCGTTCTGCCTGGAAATCGCATGGTCCGGCGGCAACCGAGCTGGCGCTGGCGGTGATGGGCGATGCCTTCAAGGGTCAGGTGCTGACCTATGCCGGGACGATCTTCCCCGGGCTTGTCGCAGTATGCGCGGGTCATAACGGGGCACGCGTGACCGATGATGCTGCGCGTTCGCGACTGATCGCGGCGCTGGCCGCGCGGACACAGGAAGACTGGCGCAATGACGCGCTTCGCGAGATGGCCGCGTCCGGCGATGGCCGCGTGGCGGCGATGACCAATGTGCTGCGCCGCGCCATGTCGACCGGCGTGCCTCAGCCTACCAGCGGCAATACCGGCGTGACTGCCCCGCGGGTTGCTGACGCGGCTTTGCCGGTTGTGGGCGGTGGCGTGGCCTTCGGAGATGCTTTCGAGAAGAGGAAGGCTGGGGCCCAGTTCTGCGGCCAGTGCGAGAAGCTTCGGAGGCCAGAAGAGGCCAAGCGCTGCGGCAGCGCCTGGTGCAAGCTTCGGGATGTGGCGGCGTAGCTGCCAGCGGGGAGAATTTCAGTGCTTTCGCAGACGTTTCTTGATGAGGTGCAGGCGCGCGCCACGATGTCCGCGCTCGTCGGCAGACGGGTCCAGCTCAAGCGCAACGGGCGCGAGTTCAAGGGCCTGTGCCCGGTTCACCAGGAGAATACCCCGAGCTTCTATGTCAACGACGACAAGGGCTTCGCGCATTGCTTTGGCTGCGGATTTCATGCCGGGCCGATCCGCTGGCTGACCGAGGTCGAGGGGCTGCCGTTCCTTGATGCCGTGCGCGAGCTGGCCGAGGCGGCGGGCATGGCGATGCCGGCGCCGAGCGCGGCCGCGCAGGAGCGAGCGGCGCGGGTCGAGGGCATCCGGCCGGCGCTGGAGGCGGCGATGGCGTTTTTCTCTGACGGGCTCGGCTTCGATCCGCGAAGCGACAGTGCTCGGGCCAAGTCGGTGCAATCCTATCTGACCCAGCGCGGGATTTCAGAGCAGCTGGCGGGGGCTTTCTGCCTCGGTCTGGCACCTGAGGGGCATAGCTATCTTGAGCGCATCGGGATCGGCCGGGAGGATGGCCTTGCGTCCGGGCTGATGTGGGAGGCGGACGGCCGGACCGGCGCGCGCTTCCGGGGCCGCATCATGGTTCCGGTTCATGATGCGCGCGGGCGGATTGTCGGTTTCGGCGGGCGGATTTTACCCGGCGCGCCCGAGGGGGTGGCCAAGTACATCAACTCGCCCGACTCCGAGATCTTCGACAAGGGCCGGATCCTGTTCAACTTGCACCGCGCGGCGCCCGCAATCCGGCAGGCCAAGCGGGCGCTGGTGGTGGAAGGCTATTTCGATGTGATCGCGCTGGCCGGGGCGGGGATTGCCGAGGCGGTCGCCCCGATGGGCACGGCGCTGACCGAGGCGCAGCTCGAGCGGTTGTGGCAGCTGGTGCGCGCGCCGATCCTGATGTTCGATGGCGACGCGGCGGGGCGCAAGGCCGCGCGGCGGGCCTGCGAGCGCGCCCTTCCCGGTCTGGCGCCGGACCGGACGCTGAAGGTCGCTTTGCTGCCCGCGGGGCAGGATCCGGACGATCTGGCGCGGGCTGAGGGCGCGCGCGGGATCGAGGCGGTTGTCTCCGAAGCGATGGGGCTAGACGCCTTCCTGTTTGCCGATGTGGTGGGTGAAGTCGGGCCGGATGCTGCGCCAGAGGAGCGCACGGCGGTGTGGCAGGAGCTTTCTGCGCTGGCCGGCCAGATCGCGCACGACGAATTGCGCGGCGAGTATCTGGCGACCTGGCGGGCGCGCTATGAGCGCCTTGTCTCCGGTGTCGATCGCCCAGGTCGTGACATGGCCCTTCACACGGTTGCCCCGGGTGACCCTGCCACCAGCGACATCACCGGCGATGAATATCATTGGCCCGAGCCGGAAGACGAAAGCGAAAAGCGCTTGGTGTGGGTGGTGCAGCGCCTGCTGCAGCTTCGCGCCGACGAACGCGCCGCGCTGGAACCGATCCGCGAAGAACGCAAGTTCGTGCGCGAGCTGGCGAAGCTTGCCGGGTTGCAGCGTCCGCAGGTTGATGCGGTGGTGAAGATGATCGAGGCTGACATGCTGGAAGGGTCCAGCGCGGGGCGCCATGCGGCCGAAAGCGTATTGGTGCTGTATCGCCGGGTGCTGGGCATCGAAGGCCCGCTGACCGAAGCGCTGTTGCCGGTGGTGATCGATGCGAGCCGTGCGGCCTCGCCAAAGGCTCTGCCCGCCCCTGCCGCTCCCCCGCGCGCTGCCAGTGCGCTCGCCTGGCATGATGCGGGAGGGATGTGATGGCGACAGTATCTGACGATCAGACCCCGCACCCCGCTGGTGGCGATGGTTCCCCTGACGCTCCGAACGGAACGGGCGGTGCTGCTGACCCATCGGGAGGGCAAGGGAAGAAGGTGGTGGCCTTGCGCCCCCTCGCTGATGCCGATCTTGACCGAGTCTGTGCCCGTTTCCCGATGACCGACCTCGGCAATGCTGAGCGGTTCGTGCATCGGTACGGCAACGACTTCCGGTTCTGCGCGGAGCTGGGCTGGTTTCGCTGGGATGGCCGGCGTTGGCTGCTGCTCGGCGAGGAGCCGCGCGCACTGCCTCCAGAGGTCATGCAAGCGATCTTCGCCACGATGCGGGCGATTAAGAACGAAGCCCAGCTGGTGCGCGCCAGCGGGGAGCGGCCCGAGACCCCGCCCTATCTGGCGGGCGAGGCGCTCGCCGCGTTCGAGCGCGAGCATGCCGCGAAGATGGATTTCGTGGTCGACTTCAAGCGCAACCATCCCGTTATGTATTCGGACAAGCTCGCCGAATGGGCGCGATCGTCTGAGGCGGCGGGGAAGATCGCCGCCGCCGGGGCGCTGGCCAAGAGCATGACGGCGCTTGTCGCAAATGTCGGTGATTTCGACCGCGAGCGGATGGCGATCAATGTCCTGAACGGCACGCTCCGGTTGGAGCAGGCCCGGCGCAAGCGCGCGCCCGAGGAGGTCGCCGCCGGCAAGAGCGAATGGCACATGGCCTGGGTGCTGCGGCTCGATCCGCACAACCGCGATGACTTCATCACCAAGCTCGCTGATGTCGAGTATCGGCCCGGCGCCAAATCGCCGACACATGACGCGTTCCTTGCCACGGTGCAGCCGAAGCCCGAGATGCGGCGTTTCCTTGCCCAGTGGGGCGGTCTGAGCCTGACAGGCTTCACCGGGGAGCAGAAGCTCGCCTTCTTCTATGGCGGGGGGTCCAACGGTAAGGGCACATGGGTCGAGACGATCGCGCGGATCGCGGGCGACTATGCCGGGACGATCAAGATCGCGAGCCTTCTCGACCAGGGGAAGAAATCAGGTGATCAGGCCACGCCTGCCATCGCCAAGCTGCCGGGCGTGCGGTTCCTGCGCGTATCGGAGCCGAGCAAGGGCGCGGTCCTCGATGAAGGCTTGGTCAAGGAATTGACCGGCGAGGATCCTGTTGATGCGCGCCACCTGAACAAGAGCTTCTTCACGTTCTTTCCCGAGTTCAAGATCACGATATCGGGCAACAACAAGCCGGTGATCAAGGATACCAGCGACGGCATCTGGCGACGGATGCAGCTGGTGCCGTGGGAGGCCGATATCCCGGCCGAGAAACGCGACAAGGCCCTCAAGGACAAGCTGCTCGCCGAGCGGGACGGGATCTTCGCCTGGCTGATGCGCGGGCTGCTAGACTGGAAGAAACACGGGCTGATCGAGCCGGAGGATGTCAGGCTTGCGACGTCCGAATATCGGGATGACAGCGACACGATCGGGCGGTTTCTGCGTCAGACCTGTGAGGTCGGAGAGGACAGCCGCGCCCGGCCATGGCGGGTGCAGAAGCGCGAGCTGTTCGAGCTTTATCAGGCGTGGTGCCATCAGACCGGCTCCTACGAGATGGCCGAACGGGCGTTCTCGAAAGAGGTCGCAGCCAAGCGCTTCAAGGAAAAGCATTCGAACGGGGCATGGTGGGTCGGTGTCCGGCCTGTCGTCACGCTCGAGGACGTCAAAGCGGGGTATTGGACCGCTGCTGATGAAGACGCACGCGATGCGGCTGCAGCTGGGGCGCCGCCCCCGGCCCCCTCGCAGTGGCCCACTGGAGACAGCGCGGACTGGGTTCCGGGCGATGATTAGGCCCCCTGACGATAGCGGATTTCGCTCCATTCGCGGGCGGTTCGCTCCACTCAAACGTGAAATGGAGCCGGAAAACGGCGGATTTCTGCGCGTCTGGAGAAATGGAAGCAAACGCTCTGCCCCCCTTGTGTGTGCGGGCGCGGGCGTGCGGGGGTGGTGTGATGTTTCGTTCCTTTCCTCCATTTGTTGGAAGAGAAGGTGGAGAATGATCAGTAATCTACTGTGGATGCTGTATTTTTCAGGGGATTGGCAAATGGAGCAAAGCGCTTCGCGGAGGATAGTGGCATGGCGCTGATGGATATCGATGCGGTCGAGTGGTGGACGTTCGATCTGGTGCGCGAGGCTCTGATCGAGGCGACCGTGCTGTGGCGCCGATCACCGGGTGGTGGGCGCTGGCCGTTCGCTTCGGACGGGCCTTGGCACCTGATGACGCGCGAGACGAGCAAGGGCGACTATGACGCTCGCGGGGGCGACCTCGAGGAAGTGGCTGTCCGTCCGTTGCCGCTTTCGCGCGAGGAGGTCGACCGGCGTGATATGGTGAGCGACTGGATGATGCTGGTGCCTGCTGCCGCAGATCGTCGTTTGCTTGCGGTGTGCCTCAGCTTCCACGCAACCGGCTATACCCAGCTGCCGTGGGCCAAGATCATGCGCTTCATGGGTGTGGCGCGGGGGCAGGATGGGCTTGCCAAGCGCTATCGGGCGGCCCTGCGTGCTATCGCGGTGGGCCTCAACAGCGCGGATTTCCGCGAGAGGAACGTGTCAAGGGGGGGAATGTGAGCGCGCGGCAAAATCCTCAGTCGCTGGTTGAGCCCGAAACCGCTATGCCTGACGGCACGATGGGCGCTGGCGTTCGGGTGGCAGGGCTTTGGGTCCTTCCTGGCATCCTCCCCTGTACGGGGGCCGAAGGCGCGGCTTGTGCGAGAGTTCCGGATTTTTCGGAGGCCTCTGTTTTTTCTTACGGTTTCGATCATGGCTGAGGCGCTGATCGCCTCGCTTGGTGAGTTCGCGGCCATCCCCGGCGTGCCGTCGGAGCCGACGCTGCGGCGGTTGATCAAGGATAATCCGGACTTTCCGGCGCTGCCCGGCACCAACGGGCAGGCGTACGAGATTGACGTTGCGGCCGGGATTGCTTGGCTCAAGGCACGCGAGGCCAAGCGGGTCCAGACCGAGCGCGACCATGCCGAGCGCGTCCGCCAGCTGGGCCTCGAGCTGCTCGGCGAGGGTGCCGCGGCTGATGTGTCGCAGGTCGGCCTGTCGGCGGATGAGCGGCGCAAGCTGCTCGAGGAAGAATTCTACGCGATCAAGGTCGCGGAAAAGCGCGGCGAACTTATCCGCAAGGTGGAGATCGAGGCCGCGATTTCGGACGTGCTGGTGGCCGACGCGCAGCGCCGGGCCAGCTTCATGACGCGGCTTGCGAAGCGGGTGAACCTGTCCCGCGAGCAGCTGGCCGCCGCAGAGGAACTTATCGACTACGATCGCCGCCAGTTCGCGGCTGCACTGAAAGGCCTGGCGGAGAGCGACGATGCTGATGCAGCGGGTGGAGCTGCCGCCGTTTGAAACCGGCGCGCAGCTATTTGCCCGCCAAGCCCACATCTACATTCCCAAGGAACGATTGACCGTTTCGCAGTGGGCCGAGCGGTTCATGCCGCGCTACGATCCGCTGGCTCTGCCATACCTTGCCGAGATCATGGACGCCCTGGGCGATCCGGAAACCCCGGAGGTCGGCGACATGGGGCCGGCGCAGGCGGGCAAGTCGATGGTCGGCGAGGCATGGATGGGCTGGACGGTCGACCGTTCGGCAGTGCCATTCCTGATGGTGCAGCCCGACAAGGCTGCCGCCGAGGCCTTCGTCAAGCTGCGCATCAACGAGCTGGTGCGATCAGTGCCGGTGCTGCGAAACGCGCTGTTGCCCGACAGTAGCGCCGACAACATGCACCTGAAGCTATTCAGGGGTTGCTACGTCGGGGCCGCATGGCCGGTGAAATCGCAGCTGCGCCAGAGGCCCTATTGCAATACCTGGGCGGACGATTTCGACGCCATGCCCGAGGATATCGAGGGCGAAGGCGGATTGCTGGGCCTGTTGCGCGGTCGGCAGACCACGTTTGAGGGGCGGGAAACCACGCTGGTTTCGTCCAGTCCCGCGGTTGAAGGGGGCGGGATCGAAGCCTTTGTTGAAGGCGGTACGGACGAGCGGCTGCATCCGCGCTGTCCGAGCTGCGGCGAGCGTTGGGAAATCGACATTCGCCGTGATCTGAAGTTCACGAAAGGAACGCCGGACGAAGCGGCGGCATCGGCGCATGTGGTGTGCGGTGCCAATGGCTGCATCCTCGATCCCGACGCCCGGTTCGAAGTGCTGCGCAGTCTTGCCGACCTGCCGAACCGCGGCTTCATCGCGAAGAATAATTCGGCCAGCAAATATCGCCGGACCTTCCGGCGCGACGGATTAATGGGCTTCACGAGCTGGGAGAAGCTGGCGCGCGAACAGCGCGAGGCCGAGATTGCCTGGGAAGAGCGGCAGGATGAAAGCCTGCTGCGCACCTTCTGGAACGTGAAGGGCGGAAAGAATTACCGCTCGCAGCTGTCGGGCGAGCGTCCGATCGATGCCAAGGATCTGGCCAAACGGCGGGAGCCGGGCTGGCGGATGGGCACCGTGCCGCGCGGACCGAAGGTGCTGCTCGCGCAGGTCGACGTGCAGCACGACCGGTTCGAGGTCGCGATCCTTGGCTATGCCGCAGGGCGCGAGACATGGTTGGTCGATCGCTTTGCGATCACGGTGCTGGACGATGGAATCACAGGGGTGCAGCCCTTCGTGCACAAGGAACACTGGAAGGCGCTGCTGCCGCTGTTCGACCGCAAGATTCCGCTGGTCGAAGGGGCTCAGGTCAATGTGGACCGGGGCGAAGTGATCGAGCCGGGCCGAACTGTCGGCCATGCGCCGATCCTTGGCGTCGCGGTGGATACGGGCGGGAGCGACAAGCAAGGCGACCAGGCGACAGAAGGCGCGAAGTTCTTTTTTGCTGCCGCTGTGGCTTTAGGTGTGCACGAGCGGCGGATAACCCTGTTGAAAGGCGGTTCGAAGGTCACTGCGGCGCTGATGCCGCCGGGGCAGTTTGCCGACCAGAAGATCAAGGGCGGGGCAAAGCGCCGGTCTGCCCGGTTGTGGATCCCGAACGTCCACAAGATCAAGAATATCATTGATGCCCGTCTGCGCCGCACTGTGCCGGGACCGGGCTACATCCACCTGCCGGGCGATCTCAGTCCTGATTATGTCGAGGAAATCGCAGCGGAAGAGCTGGTCGACGGCAAGTGGAAGAAGCGTCGCACCCGCAATGAGACCTGGGATCACCTGGTCTACGGCGAGGCGACGATGCTGCGGCCGGGCTATGCCCAGAGCCACGTACACATGCGCTGGGTCTGGCGCGGATTTTCGGTGATCTGGCCCAAGGCGGCCGGAGAGCCAGAGCCTGAGCCTGCCGAGCTGGGTGCCGAGGTGCCCGAACCGAACACACAGGATGCCCCGCCCCCGCCGGCTCCGTCGCGTCGTCGCCGCAAGGCGTCGGTGCGGCGGAGCAAAGGCTGGATGGGACGCCTCAACTAGGAACCGCCATGACTTTCAGCCGGATGCCTGCGTCGCTGATCGCGGGCGACAGCCTGCGCCTGGCGATCCCGGCCGGGAATTATCCGGCATCCGAAGGCTGGGCTGCATCGCTAGTGCTGCAGGCCATGGCCGGCGGATCGCCGACCACGGTGGCTGGTGCCGACGAGGCTGGTGACTGGGAGTTCCTCCTCACGTCCGCTACATCGGCGGCGCTGGCGGCAGGCACCTATCGCTACGTGATCGCCGCCAGCAAGACAGGCGAGCGCACCACGCTGGATCACGGCGAGGTGCAGGTCCAGCCCGACCCGGCGGATGCCAACACGGACCAGCGCAGCGCCGCCCGGCGTGCGCTGGATGCAATCGACGCAGTGCTGGAAAGCCGTGCCAGCTCGGAAGACATGAAGTTCACCTTCGCCGATGGTCGCGCGCTCGAGAAGGTTCCGCATGCCGAACTGCTCACGCTGCGCAAGCACTATGCCCGGATCGTGGCGCGCGAGACGAACAAAGGGCGCGGCCCGAAGCGCGTGCTGGTGAGGCTCTGACATGAAGATCCTCGGGTTTGAATTCGGGCGCGCCACGCCTTCGGACGATGTCGAGCTGGTGCCGGATCTTCCGCCCTTTGCGCGGCTGCCCCGGCACATGATGGCGCGGCACGGCCATTCGCGCAGCTTCGAGGTGGGCAGACAGGATCGCCTCACCGCGAGCTGGACCACCAACGACCAAAATTTCAACCAGTCGCTTTATCGCAACCTGCGCGTGATGCGGGCGCGCAGCCGCGACTTCTTCCGGAACGATGAGTTCGGGCGCAAGTTCGCCTCGCTGGTGCGGACCAACGTTGTCGGTCCCGCAGGATTCACACTGAAGGTCGACGCCCGGCGTCAGGATGGATCGCGCGACGAGCAGGACAGTGCCAGGCTGCAGAAGGCCTATGCGCGCTGGGCCAAGAAGGGCCAGTACGACGTGACCGGTCGACTGAGCGAAACGATGTTCGATTCCCTCGCCATCACGATGGTTGCACGGGACGGCGAAGTGCTGATCCGGATGGTCGAGGGCAATGATCGCGGCATTCACGGTTGTCAGCTGCAGATGCTGCCTGGCCATGTGCTCGATGAGGACTTGAACCGGGAGCTAGATGGTGGCCGCCGCATCCGCATGGGTGTCGAATTCGACGGGTTCATGAAGCCGGTCGCCTACTGGATCCGCAAAGAGAGCAACAACAGCGACATTCACGGCAACTGGTCGCAGAGCTACGATCGCATTCCGGCCGAGCAGATCATTCACCTGTTCGTGCCTGAAGAGGTCAACCAGTGGCGCGGCGTGCCCTGGGCGTATGCTGCACTGCGCAGAGCGCGGATGCTCGATCAGTATCAGGAAGCGGCGCAGGTTGCGGCTAATGTCGGCGCGGCGAAGATGGGCTTCTTTCAGCAGAAGGATCCCGAGGCCGGTGCGCCGATCCGTGTCGACGAGGAAGAGGACGGCGAGCCGCTGGACGGGTCGCAGGATTTCATCAGCGAGGCGGCGCCGGGACAGTTCGATGTCATACCCGACGGCTACGAGCTCGCCGAGTGGGATCCGGATTATCCGCACGCGAATTACGATCCGTTCGTGAAGGCAATCTCCCGGTCGATCGCGACCGGTTGCCTCGTGAGCTATCACGGCCTGACCGGCGATCTGACGCAGGTGAACTTCTCGTCGATCCGCGCCGGGACGCTTGATGAGCGGGAAATGTGGAAGGTCCTGCAGGGCCTCTACATCGAGAGCGTGAAGGTGCCGGTCTACGAGTGGTGGCTGGCCCGGGCGCTGATCTACGACCGCGATCTGTCGCGACTGCCCTATTCGCAGTTCGACAAGTTCAACGCCCCGATGTTCTTCGGACGGCGCTGGGAATGGGTCGATCCAAAGAGCGACATCGCCGCGCTGAAAGAGGCGGTCGGGCTCGGCATCAAGAGCCGGGCCGAAATCATCCGCGAGCGCGGCCGCGATCCCGAAGAGGTCTGGACCGAGCTCGAGGCCGAAGAGGCGCGCGGGTTCAATTCGCCGACGGGCAGCGGGCAAGCCCCAGCTGCGCCGGTCGCCAATCAGGAGTGACGACGATGAAGAGTGTTCTGACGGCCGGCGTTGCGCTGGCAGCGGTGGCGCTTGTCCGCGACGGCGAGACTGTCCCCGCCGAGCAACTGACCCGCGAACTCGCCTTCGAGGTCCGCGCCGAAACCATTGATGAGCAGGCTCGCACCGTCGAGCTGAGCTTCTCCTCGGAAGAACCCTACCAACGTTGGTGGGGAACCGAGGTTCTGGATCACAAGTCCGCCTCCGTCAGGCTTGGCCGCCTGAACGCGGGTGGTGCCTTGCTGATGGACCACAATACCCGCGATCAGGTGGGTGTGGTTGAACGCGCCTGGATCAAAGGGCGCAAGGCCTACGCGGTTGTCCGGTTTGGTCGATCGGCGCGTGCGGAAGAGGTCTTTCAGGATGTCAGGGATGGCATCCGCAAGCTGGTGAGCGTCGGCTACCGGATCCACGAGCTGGTCCTCGAAAAGGTCAGCAACGGGGACGAGGTCTACCGAGCCACCGACTGGGAACCCTACGAAATCAGCCTGGTGGCTGTCCCTGCCGATCCGTCGGTCGGGGTCGGCCGCGACGGCGAACCTGCGGGCTTTGACCCGCGCACGCTTCTCCAACCCGAAGAGGATGACGATATGTCCGCTACCCGTAATGCCGGCGGCGCAATTGCGCCCGCCCCCACCGCCACCGCG